CATTTAGATTATATGATGATACATTCAAATTATACTCACCCTTCCAAGTGAAAGATATTCCTGATGCTCCTGTAGTACCTGTATCTCCACCACCCGCTCCAATAGGCCCCTGTGGTCCAGCAGGCCCAGCTGGACCAGGAAGTCCTCTAGCACCTATAAGTCCACTTATACCAGTAAACCCAGTTGCCCCAAAAGTACCAGTAAATCCGGTTGGCCCCTGAATACCTTGGTCACCCCTTTGTGCCATTATAGATAAATTATAACCTCCAGATGACAGTGGCGATAGAATGCGAATACTTCTATTTCTTGAATCAGTAACGTAAAACGTATTATTATAAATAGCAATACCATTTGGATAATTAAACTTAGCAAATATTCCTATTCCGTCACTTGATCCAGTATTTAAAGGTGCTTTTGTAATATCACCAGCTATAGTTGTAACAACACCACTTTCTGTTATTTCTCTAATACAATTATTTTCTAAATCAGTTACATATAATGTATTATTTATATCACATACAATATTATATGGCTGATTGAATGAAGCAGTCTCTCCAGTTCCATCATTATGACCAGCTAGACCAATTATAGGGTTTCCACTAGAATCATAAATTACATTTGTTCCAGCAATTGTTGTAACATCATTAGAACTATCTATTTTTCTAATAACATTATTTCCTGTATCTGCTATGTATATATTATTAGTAGAATCTAAGCAAATGCCAATTGGTCTATTAAATTCTGCTACAGTAGTATTACCATTTATATAACCGGCTGATTGCTTTCCAGCAATTGTCAGAACTCCACCTACGGAGTTAATTTTGCGAATTTTATTATTATTAGTATCTGTAACATATAAATCACCAGAGTTATCTAATGCTACTGCAGATGGTTGATTAAATCTGGCAGATACTCCAGTACCATCTTGGAATCCACTAAGACGAGGAGAACCCGCTACATCAGTAACCACATTGTTCGATAGATTTATTTTACGAATTAAATGATTCCCTTTATCTGCAAAAAATAAATTTCCAGAGTTATCTAAGACAAGGCCAGATGGAGTATTAAGACTAGCAAATAGACCTATTCCAGATGAATATCCTGGAGTTCCACTTCCAGCGATAGTAAGTATAAGGCCTCCAGATGTAATTTTAATAATTCTATGATTCTGTGTATCTGAAGTATATATATTACCGCTGGAATCGATTGCTATACCAGAGGGGATCCCAACATTTGCTGGGTTTGTTGTAACATTATATATAGGTGAAAGTGTATTGGAAATAATGTATGAGGATCCATTAATTAATACTACGTCACTTATATTATATGGTAAAGAACTATTATAGAGTCCTTTCCATGTAAATCCAGGACCAGTTTTTCCTGTAAATCCTGTATTACCTCTTCCAGTTGCACCAGTATATGCAATTCCAGATCCAGGCGGTCCAGTGAATCCAGTGAATCCAGTGAATCCAGTGAATCCAGTGGAACCAGTAAACCCAGTTCTACCACTGAAACCAGTGAACCCAGTAAACCCAGTAAACCCAGTAAATCCAGTAGAACCTGTAAATCCAGTATCACCTTTTACACCAGTATCACCTTTTACACCAGTGAACCCAGTTGATCCTGTGTAGGCAATTCCAGATCCAGGTGGCCCAGTGAAACCAGTAAATCCAGTAAATCCAGTGAATCCAGTGAAACCAGTAAATCCAGTGAAACCAGTAAATCCAGTGAAACCAGTATCTCCAATTGGGCCGATTGCTACAGGTATTTGGCCAGAAATAAGTGAAAGTGCCTGTTGAATATTCTGTTCAAAAAGTGTGAACTGAGTATTCAATTGCGTATTTAATGAGTCCAACTGGCTCATATCTACATATTAAATGCTTTTAGTATATGTATTCATATACGAATATACCTTAAAAGTTGGCAGGGCCAATCTTTACACCTGGATCTAGAGAACCGGAAATAGCAGTAGTATTTTTTAAAGTTGCTTGTATATCTCCTGCCGTAGTAGTTATGACACCTTTTATTTCATCAAATGATTCAGGTATTAGGGGAAAAAGAAATCCAGTGAAGGATGCACCAATTAGGAAATCGCGACTCAATTGTTTATTTGTAGGAGATTCATTTTGATAGTAAAGTGCACCTGCACCGAGAATTGCAACAATAAGACCACCTACAACTGCCCAAACGAAAATTTCAAGGGACATTGGAGAACTTCTGAGCGAGGGATTTAGAAAAAAAACGCATGGATACCGCATTAAAGGGTTTCATAATCATCTACTGCAAGGGGGGTTAACATAGATTGAGGCTTATCTAAATCTTCAATTTCTCCAATATCAAGTTCTTCAAGATCACCTATAATCTTTAATTCATCAGATTCTTCTGTAGAAGCCCTTAATTCAGCTTCTCCATTTGTTCCAAATACTGAATCAATTCCAGTAAATCCAACTGACCTTTCAGTATCTATCACAAGGGTTTCAGGTGCCTTTACGTCTTCAGCAAAAGGTTCAATCACAGGCTTAACAATAGGCTCATCCACTGGTTCAACCACAGGCTTAACCACTGGCTCAGCTAAGTTTTTTATTGGCTCAGATACTTCTGTCTGAACTTCATTAGCTGGAACCGGGGGGGCTTCCTTATCAGTTTCTTCCTGATTACTAATTTGAATAGCATCATCATCTTCTTCCTGTAAGCTCTCACGTAGGATAGATTTAACAGGAAGTAGATTGCGAATAGCTTGTAAAATTCCTTCCTCTAAAAAGCGATTTACCTCATTCATATTTTTCTGGCGATCAAGAGATGTAACAGAATCGCTAAATAGATAGACATTCGACCATAAAAGGCGACTACATTCTGACATGGTTCTATGCATGAAATGGTCAGGCTTGGGCACGGTAATATTGATCTTTCGCCGGGGCTTAGAATGAAGACGAATGGCAGAAAGTATCTTTGTATGAGCTATGAATACAGCAGTAATTAGGTCTTCAATATAATCACAATTGATACTCTGAATAAGTTTAGTAGTTTCATAATGCACTTTATCAAGATTCCATTCAGGTATTTGACTCAAGGAATCCTGAAATTCTGAAAGAGCAGACTTGCTCTTAGAACTTACAGATGGTGAATCCTTCGCTTCATTAAAACGCTCAATGAAGAATCTTAAGAGAACTGGCTGAAAATTAAATACTAATTGCTTTGTGTATTCAGATTTGGCCTCACTGTAAATAGCGGCGGATGAATCTTCCATTATGCTAAATGGTTAGCCTAGAAAAATTATCATTCTTTTGCGCGTTATATAGCCATTTAAGATATAATATTATATTATATGTTATATGACTACTTACTGGGATGAACGATTTTTGAGACATTTACAAGGCATCGACCTCAAGTATATATTTGAGGTAGGTGCTAGATATGGAGATGAAAGTATTATGTTATCGAAGGTGTTTAATACATCGCAAATATATTCATTTGAGTGTAATCCAAATACAGTAATGACTTGTCTATCAAAATTAAAAGACTATGAAAATATTACTTTATTTTGTCACGGTTTAGGCGAAAAGGAAGAAGTTCTACCATTTTACTCGTATACAAAGGATAATGATGGTGCATCGAGTTTGCATAAACGCATCGATTTTGAAGATACCCAGGAATTAACTGGCCATGTATTAATAAGAACATTGCAGTCAATAGTATTAGAACATACTATACCACATATCGATTTATTATGTATGGATATTCAAGGTCATGAATTGAGTGTTTTAAAGGGGTCTGCAGAATACTTGAAAAATGTAAAGTATATAATAATGGAAGAACCAAAGCCAGTCATAAATACACAATTCCTACCAGAGGGTGTTCACTCTAAATATTTAGATACACCTACTTCAACTCAAATTAAAGAATTCATGTTAAAGAATAATTTCGTAGAAATTGAGAGAATTGATGAGAATATGATTGAAGATAATGTTATGTATAAACGAATTTCTAAGAAACGATTCTTTAATATTGATTTACATATATCTGTTATAGCAGATATTAAGGATGTTTTTAATCGAATTATGCCAGATATTGAAATAACAGACTGGACATTATCAGGTCACAGTTTCGTATTTAATAGAGAACAAGATAAAGTAAATATTATCAATGAAGAAACGTGGGTAGATATGGATAAAGATCTTATTGATAAGTTTCATAAAGAATATGATTCATTTTTATCCCGATTTGACGGGTTTATAGCATGCCATCCTAATTCATTTGCAATGCTTTACGAAAAATATAATAAGCCAATAATAGTAATAAATTCTTGTAGATATGATATACCCTATTGTTGGACTAAGAATATGGATATGGTTAATGAATTAAATAATTGTTTTAAGAGATTACAAGAAAAGAAACTATTATATTTTATCTCAAATAATAAAGCCGACAATTCTTATTTCAATTTAGCGAATCCTTCTATAAATACACACATAATACCATCTCTTTGTATTTATACACATATGAAATATGACCCTCTTTCTGAAAATACAAAGTTCTTATTGTATTCTGGTAATATCCCTTATAATAAATACATAGTTGATAAATCTACATTAGATAAGGGCTACAAATGGAATACTCTTATGAATTTTAAGGGTATTATTCATATTCCATATGAGGCTTCAACTATGTCTATTTTTGAACAAATATCTAGCGGAATTCCTCTTTTCTTTCCAACTAAGAGGTTTCTACATGAGCTCTGGAATTCAGGTTCTCATAAAGCTAGTAATTATTGGGTGAATCCACCAGAATACTTGATTTCTACTTTAGATGATAACTTTTGGATAGAAAGGGCTGATTATTATTATATAGAGGGTAGCTATTATTTTGATTCCTTTGATGAATTATTTGGAATGCTAGAAAATTTTATTGACACAAAATATATTGAACGTATACGTTTCATTAAAAAGAGATATATTGATACACTTAACCAATATAAAACATTATTAAAACTATTGTGATAAAACCCATGCACTTAGAATCCATGGACTCATACCCATGGTAGAACGTTTTAACACTTCTCTTTCTAAGATATGACCTTTTACAATTTGTCTCATTACTTTATAAGGGTCGGCACCTGCTAATCTAACAGTCCTCAAGTCATTAAGACTCTTAGGAGTTTCTACTACAGGTGGCCTTGGGTCATCAGGCTGTGACCATTGAGAATAAATTTTCTTTTGTCTAAGGCTTGGCTCAGATGTATTCGTTAATCTCTTAAGAATACATCTTGATTGAATTGGTTCGGCCATGCACTCAAGCCTTCGAACTTCTAATGCACATGTTACTTGAGCTGATGCAGTTTCAAGAATTCTGCGAAGAAATGCCTGAGCATCAAGAGTTATATCGTCAGCCCCTTCTAACCACACCCAGGTTGGCTCTCTAGTGCGAACTAGTCCATGAAGCAATTCACGGCCTTGTCTTAGAGCACGATCATCTCGACAATTCCATCTAAATAACGTATGTCCTGCTGCTGCTGCTGCTTGTCTGATCCATCGGGATTTACCACATCCTGGTGGGCCAACAATTAAATAACTCTT